CAGCCGACAACCACCAAACGAACCACAACTGAAATAAATGCAAGTTGTTCTTCCTTGTCCTCAATAGTTTCTTTCAGTTTTTTTAGTGGTCCTTTTTTAGTTTCTTCTGTCATAAATTACATTTATTAGCAATAATAAGCATAATTATACTTTAAGGCAATGTCTGAGATCTATCCTGTATTAATCGGAGTCGCAGCAACGGCTTTCGTTATGGTTTTATCTAATGTAAGTAGAAGAAGAGAAAAAGATATTATCGAATTATTTCGTAGAGTAAATCAACTTGAAAAAGATGTGTGCAGGTTAGAAGGCCGAAATCGTTAATGTTTGGTATGTTTGAAAAAGAACACAAAACATTATGTCAAAGTTTCTTATAGGACTGTTCATTAAATTTGGTAGAAGTGAATCTCTACGCAAGGCAGTATTGATGATGCTGAAGGATGCTTCATCCAAAACTGACAATGATATAGACGATGCAATCGTAAAGATGATTGAAGAAAAGTTATTTCCAGTGAAATGACTAAAGACACTTTTTTCAACATAGATTTTGAGACTCCGACACCAGAGCTAGAACTATCTGTTGAACTGCGATGCAGAGAAGTTATGCAGAGTAAAAACTTTGATGATGTAAAGAGATACTGTACGCATCTAATAAGACATCAAATGAAGCAAGATTTATTTCTTGCAGGTATGCTAGGCCGTCTAGCAGAACTAGAAGCACTTAACGCAATAAGAGAAATGAAAAAGGAAAAGTTAAAGAAGAGAAAATCTATGGGTCGTCAGATGAAAAAGTTTTTTCGTATTCTCTAATTTCTTGAATACTAAAATCTTTTACCTGTAATTTTGGTATTTTATTAATTTCATAGTTATGTTTAACAATAGCAGTCCTTATATGATCGTTTACCCACCTCCCATCGTGAACGGTTAGGTCTGCTCTAAAATCTTTTGTTATGTATATCTTGTGATCCACCCCACGAAGCTCTACATCCAGCAATAATCTCACTAAGTTTTTTCTTCTGTTGTCCTGTAAAAATTTTAATTTTTTGCCAGATTGAGTTTCTTCTCGTTTCATTTTCAAGTTCGTTAATTCGTTTTCTGATAGCGTCATATCTTACACAATATTCCTTACCATCCATATTCTCAAAAAAGAATTGATTATGGAGTTCAGCTAACTGTGCTTTGTAGTTCTCTATCAACTTTTGTTCTACTGTCATTTTCCCAGTACTTAATAAGTGTTTGTAACTCTATTATCCTTTTATTAGCTGTCGCTATCTTTTCCTCAAGTTTCATCTTTGTTAGTTTTTCTACCTTCTATCCTCTTTCTAACAGATTTTTGCCAAACGACAATATCTTCTGCTTTAGCCATGTCATAAACAGACTTAGGGTATGCCTTCTCCAACTCCGAATAAATTAAATTTCTTACCCAAGCTGTAGCTTTTATACCCTCTTTATCTGCTAACTCCTGTGCTAACGAAGCTCTATTTGGATCGACTAACACTTGGAAATAAGTTTTGTTTCCGTGAACAATAGCCATTAAATCTTTTGTCTTGTACTACTCTAGCACATACACGAAAATAAACAGCTATAAATTTAGAAATTAATGCACCTCCCTCCATGTTTTACCTATCTGTACTTCAGCCAGTGCAGGTATCTCCCCTAGCCATAATGACTCAGATCGTTCCATAATATCTTTCAGAGTCTTAGACCACTCCTCTGCGTGTTCTTCTTTGACTAAAAGAATTATTTCATCGTGTACGGCTGCTGCAATCTTCACAGTATCTTCACCAGCTTCTTTTACACTCTTCCATAATTTACCTAAAGAACATTTAAGTATTGCTGCACCTGCACCCTGAATAGGTGTATTGCACCTGACTGTAATCCTATTAAGATCACCCTTTAAGAATCTACGCATACCCGAAACAGGAACTCTAGTCTCCGCCCATTCATCCTCCTTTGATTCCTTTGCCTCAATATAATTCTTGTTCTGCCAATCTTGAATACCATTATAGGTACTTAACCAGTTGTCACGAACTTTCGCTGCTTCATCAAGCGACATCAGCACCCCACTACTACCTGCGTAATTACGTAAACCCTCAGATCCAGCACCGTAAAGCAAACCAAAGTTAGCTGACTTAGCTATCTGTCTATCGCAACCCATCTGCTCCGCAGTGTAATCATGCAAATCTGCACCATCTTTAAATGCCCTTATCATATTTCTATCATTAGCAAGTGCAGCAGCTAATCTTAACTCCATCTGTGAAAAGTCAGCATCAACTATTACCCAACCTTCAGGTGCCTCAACACACTGCCTAAACTCAGCATCTCTGGGTATCTGCTGGTTATTAGGTTTAATACTGGACATTCTGCCTGTATCTGCCCCAAGCTGCATATAAGATGCTCTAACAAATCCATCATCAGCCATCTTCTCCTGAATACTGGCTAACATCTGCCTACGCTTTTCTGTTTTCTTCCAATTCATAAGTGTTTGGATCGTTTCAGAATCAGCGGCACATTTACGCAAAGCTTCTCTTGATACAGACTTCTTACCATTACTGTCTTTTGGCGAATAACCAAGTAATATCTCCAATTTTTCTAATAACTGTTTAGAACTCTTAATATTGAAACCTTTATACTTTTTAGTTCCTAGACGTATGGAACCCTCGTCTTTCGCACGTAAATTAACACTACCATCTTCTTCACGAGGTAACTTCTTATCTTCAGGTAAAGCATTATCCAGTTCACGAATAAAATCATCACCCATAGCTTTAGCGTCATCCTGATAATCTACTAGGCATTGCTCTAATGATTCCCTGTTCCAGGGTAAGCCAGTACGCCACATTTGAGCCATTGGTGGAAGTGCATTACATTCCAAGGTAAACGCCTTACCTAATTTTGCTGCTTCTATCTTGTACTCAAGTAATGAATCAAGTTCCAGTAAAACTTCTATATCTGTGGCTGCATACTCTAGCTGCTCTTTAGATAATTTTTCTAGACTCCAATCAGACCTCTGTTGTTCCTTAGATACTTCTCTATTTAAGTGGCGTAAGGCAACATCAGCTAAACCGTGTTTAACTTGCGGAATACCATTTGTAAGTAATCTACTGGCTATCATGCTGCAACGAACAAGTCCATTAGGATATATGCCGTGTTCCTGTAGCCAACCAAGATCAAAGACTGCATTGTGAGCAAGCCAATATCTCTTCATACTGCTGAAGAAACGCACCAAATAATCCCAATCCTTTTCAGTAAGGTCAAAGCAATCAATCACAACTATGGATCGTGATGAATAGCTACCTAACTGAAGTAGACGTAATTTACCTTTCTCTGGTTGTAGTTGTAAGGTTTCAGTATCAAAAGCAATGCTGTGTGCTGTATGAAGTCTGTAAAGTTCTCTAATACCGTAATATACGGTGTAATTTTGTGAGGTCATGGAAGGACCAAATAAACTGCTCTACTATTGTAGCACAGGAATATTAAACTGAATAATGTTTTCTAATATAATCTGGTATTTCTGTATGAAGACCCTTAGCTTTTAACTCAGAAACTAAGCCTATCCATTTTAATCTGTATGCTGAAGTAACTTCTTTGTAAGACTGTCCAAGATAAATACGTCTGCAAGTCTGAAAATCAATATGCCATGTGGTAGGAATATGTGTTTTCAGTAGATGAGCCAGTGAATATTTAGCAGTCTTGTTATTAGCTTTATACTGATTATTTTTATGCCATTTAAAAACAAAATCCAATAAACAACTAACTTTACTTTCATCTATCCTGGATCGTATTCTTCTTGCTTCTCTTTCAGGCTCTTTGTTTTTCCAATTCATTGGAGGCTCGTCCTGCGTAGGAAGATGTGTATATTTCTTAGGATTAGTAATCTTTACAGGTATAGTCATTTCAACCACTGGCTCAGTCATCACGGAAACCTTTGCTGGCTCTTCCACCTTCTTCGAATGGATCGCTTTTAACTGTTCATTACTAAGAGGTTTTACATTAACTTCTCTTGTAATATGTGAAAACTGATCTCTGGTTAGTGTAATTATCCATTTGTTAATTACATCGTCACTTTCCTGTTGAAAGGATATATGTAGTACATTATCTATCTCTTCTACTTTAGTTACCTTACCTTCTGAAAAGTTTACTTCTGATTTATTAGTAAGGATCTCTGTATGCTTGAGTTCCATAGAATATTCTATTTTATTGGTTCTATTAATCTAGCACAGCAGTAAATTATGTCCAGCTTTTAATTCTTTTTTCTAACAAATCTGTATTAATTATTGTTGAAACATCCACATCTAATCCACAGGTTACAGCCGTAAGTATCTGATTATTCATTTCAGTAATATCATAATAGTCAATCTGATCCACACTATGTACTTTATTATCCAGAGCATATTCTGTATACCTAACAGTGGCTATGGGTCCATCTTCATAAGATTTTAATTTATGAATGGTTACACTGACGCTTTCTCTTTGTTTATCCATTTATACACCTATCTTTTAATATATTGAAGTTGTGGAGGTATAGCTAAATTATATCTTTCTAGATACTCTTTACATACATAAGGAGAATAAAGTCCAACATTATAATTTCCCTCAAGTGTTTTATCTATTATGTAACCTAGTTCACGACTTATAGCAGACAGCTTAGTTCCTAAAGGCTTTGTGGTATCTAGGTCAGTAGGCTGACCAGTAATTATACAAAGTTGCCTAGCTGTTAATTTACCCTTATTATTACTTAGTTTTTGTAGTTCTCTAGCCATAGAAGCTTGCCTACTTTCGAACTCTTCACATTTTTCATATAGTTCTCTTTTTGTTTCATCCAATTTATAATTAAATATTTGTCTATCTCTTCTTTGTTCTTTAACAACATTAGCTAGTACTTGATCTGTTATGGCTTTAGCACGGGCCATCAACTCAATGTTGTTAGGGCTGTCGTTACTTTTATCTAACATAGTTAAATTAATTTCTTCTACTTTAGTACAGTAATAACTATAAGTCTATAAGTTTATTTTTACCTTCTACATCATCCATCATTATTTCTGTTATCTCTTTGTTAGATACTTTTTGTACTCCATCCATATCCCAAAATTTATCACAATCCTCTATATACCCACGGGGGTCTGTGTATAAAGGTACATCCGTTCCAGCAGAGGCAGTTTCATTAACAATGGGGTTTGTAGAAAGTCCCTCTTTGTATAAAGTCCCTTCTTCCTTACTTGGACTTTTTACAATTTCAGACTTTTTACAATCTTTGTTTTTACTCAAATCCGTTCCACTATCAGTATTCTCGAGTTTATACACACTTTTAGGGGGTGTTAAGGAAAAGTGTTCTTTTTTGGCCTTTCCTATGGCTCGATAGTATTTAGCAGGACGACCTCCAGTTTTTGTCTCTTTAGGTGGATCGCACTCATAAATCAACTTCTGTCCTAGTAGTTTATCAACACCATAAATGATGGCCCGTTTCCTATGTATGCCACCCACAAAATCATCTTCAACTAAATCTTTAATACACCATGCCCTATCCTGCTTACGTAAAACTTTTAGGATATTTATAGTGTGCTGGTTTGGTGTATCAACTATTCTTTCACCAGTTGTCTCAGGTGCAGAACTAATCCTATAAGTATAATCACTCAATAAAGTAAATAACATCTTTAAACCTTCTCTGTCATCCCTAGACTTTTCAACAGTTACAAGTCTGGTTCTAACATCCACATTCATTTCAGCAGCATCATTCATAGATAACTTACGCATATTCCATGTTTCATCCACTGCGTTCTTGATAGCAGATGTTCCTCTAAACTTACCTTCCTTAGTATTGTGATGAATAATCACTATGGTACAGGCATCAAAATCCTTACCATTTCTTCTAGCCAATCTTTTTATAGGTAGAGCATACTCCCTTCTGTTTTCTTCATAAGGGTTTGCATCATTACAACCATCCAAGCTATCAATGACAATCAGATCATATTTATTTTTCTTCTGTATTTTCTTGAACTTTGCATACCATGTCATATCCCATTCAGGTATAACCTCTACATTCACATCACAGTTAGTCTGCTTTAACTGCCTACGCAATATACGCTCGTTCTGATCCCCATTCAACCAAAGAACCCTACCCTTTGGAACGCTAACCAAACTACCAAAAACATCAAAGTCCTTACCCTGTCCAATGTGTTTAGCCAATGTCTGACACATAGCTGTCTTACCTGTTCCACCATCTGCATGAACTAATAATGTCCAAGGTTTAGGTATCAAACCTGGAATCAGATAATCAAAAGGTGTGTCATCCAGCTTATCCACACCCACAGGTTTCTGATTTTTATTTCTCTTATAAACTTCGTGCTTATCAATTATCTGCTCAATAACAGCAGCATTGGATCGTTTACATTCAATAGCTAATTTATGTACAGCTTGATCGTGTAGTGCAGGATCTTCATTCTTAGGATCAGCGTCTATCTCGTAGTACCTTCTGATAATATCTTCACCATCTGGTATATCCTCTTTGTACTTAAGGGGTATAGCCTGTACTTCATCAATTATTTTATCCAGTCCAGTATTCTTAAATCTTTTCCTGTCAGGATCAGCGTCATCTGCCAAGTCAATAAGGTGAGACATATTATATCTGGCACCATCATTACGCCATGCTGCATACCACCTTCTCTCACATGGATCTTCACCGTTTTCCCAACAATGCTCATAATCTGGATCTTTCTTTGACCACTCTCTCCACAGATCAAGACCCTCTACACCAGGCAACTCATTATTAATCATTGCCCCTATCTCCCACCAATAGTCCTCACTATTTGGTCCAGTGTATTTAATAACACTCAGGCAACCACTAATGATAGCTATCCTCTCTTCCTTGGATCGCTTAGACCATCTATTATCTACATACTTAGAATCAACTTGTTCATTATTCTTTTTATGCTGACTCTTCATTCTGGACACTAACCAATCTGGAGCATCCGGCACAGAATCAAGACTGCCTTCTAATTTATAACTACCCTTACCTACTCCTTCTCTAAAATATTCACCTGCTATTACACCCTGTCCTCCCCATATAACTTCCCAACCCTCATGTCCTGCACCTGTATGACTAATTGAACTTACTTCACCCCACTTATCCTCTGGCACCCTAAATAAAAATTTTGCAGCATTTTTCTTTAAGGATGTAACCTTTGGAGCGTTCTTTAAATCCTTACCCCACTTTCTACTTATCGCACCTAAATTCTTATCCACGTCAAAAATTACAAGACCATCTGAACGCTGTCCTGTAAACACACCGATAGCCTTAAACTTATCTGGCTCTTTTTCTATAAGTAGTGCAGAGTCACTTGCTGTATATTTTTCTTTCCATGCTTTACCGTAGGGCACCTTACCATCAGATTTTCTATCTGGACTTTTATCAGATCTTTTTGGAAGTACTACACCTTCAGCATATATTGGACAAGTAACCCAGTTATCAGGGATTTCTGGAATAAAACTTTTTTTACTCATGTGCTAGAATACCTATTGAACAGTTATGTTTTCAAACCCTCAAGGTTCACCTACCTCTGGGGGTTTTCTTATTGTAGCCTATTGCCATTCATTTGTCATTGTGCTACATTAGAAAGGCAACTAGACTTTTAAGTCACTACGCAATTATGCCTTTTGTATCAAAAAGAGCCAGTGAAGATGCTTCCAATACAGGAAATTCTCGTGACGGCTACCTAAATCCACACAACTTAGATGATGGCGACAAAGTTCGCTTTACACTTTTGCAGGAAGCACCCTTTGAGTGTTTTCTTCTATGGGGTCATGAAGATGGCAACATAAAAGCAAAAAGACCTTTTAGATTTGCCAATGATCCTACCCCAGAGGATATTGATGTAAAACTTGGTGAAAAGTACGTAAGACCACTAAATAGAGATGGTACCGCACCTGAACCAGTAAAGCTAGAACAGTGTGTAGCTGTTTACAATCATGAAATGGAAAGAGTACAGGTACTAGCTTGGACACAGAAAACCATAACAAGTCAGTTTGATGCAATCAGTCAACTGGAAGATTATGAAGATTCTTTCCTCGATATAGATTTCATACTGTCTCGTAAAGGAGCAGGAACAAATACAGAGTACACACTCACTCCTTTAATGAGAAAGAAAGGAATTACACCAACCATTGATGAAGAATGGAAAGAGGTAAAGAAAACCTTTAAACTGGAACGTCTCATAGATGGAGGCGACCCATTCAAAGAGGCAGAATAAAGCATTAAATATGGGGTCATATAACTTGACCCCTTTCTTTTTTATGGTATTTTAATAATGGGAACGTGTATTTATTATCCATTCATGGGAACGCTAGACAAACAAAACGCCTTAGCATCTCTACGAAAATGGACCCTCATACAAGACAATAGTGGACCGTATCGCGTATATCGTGACGAAAAGAATAATGTATATTCCAGCGTAACCCATATACTAAAAGAAACCGCACCACAGGAAGCCAAAGATGCCCTCGAAAAATGGATTAAACGCCCTGACTCAGAATTGGAACGTGACATCGCTTGTGAACGAGGTAGATTATCTCATTCACACGCAGAATATATCCTCAAACTCGCCTCAAAGTTCGCTAGGCAAAGTGCTAATAAAAGGAATATCTGGCGTACTGGATCGGATGGCCTCGAAAGATGCCCGAAAAAAGTCACGCAATGGAGCCTTTCAAAGGCAGCAGAATCAGCCCCCAAAGTTGCCTGGTCAGCCAGTGGCTACGCCAGAGGTTTACGGTCTTTCATATTGGAACGTGTAACCGCCATTCATGCAGTCGAGTTCAGTGTATATAAAGAAGGCTACGGATTTGCTGGCACAGCAGACGCTCTACTGGATATAGATGGAGACGGCCCATTCATAGTGGACTGGAAGACAGCAAAAGAAGCAAGATCAGAACAAATGGTCGAACAATTCTGTTGCCAGCTTGGAGCGTACAGCCTAGGACTAAAATCCCTCACCCATATTCAACCTAAGTATGGAGCGGTCATCATAGCCAGACGATCAGGTAAACCACAGATAAAAATGTTAAACCGACTCGAACTCATAGGAGCCGAGACGGAATTTTTAAGAAGAAACGAATTGTATCAGAAACAGCTAGAACTAGTCACTGTCTAACCTATTTTCTTTAAGTGCTTCAGCTAAACTGTCATATCCTAAATCTTCAGCTAAATCTTCAATATCTTCAGCTTTTAATGGGTGACTACAAATACTATCTAGGGATCTCCAATGAGCATCCCTAAATAAAGTAATCAAGTGGTCAATGTTTGGATCGTTAGTCATAATAAAGTTTGTAAATAAGAAACACCTAAAACAGTTACAGGGTCTTCAAAGAACCTGTCATCTACCACATTTAGAACACAATTTTCTAATAGTGGATCGCCTGAAGGACATATATGTTCGTCTTCAGTGTCTACCTCAACAAGTAAGGTAACAACAACTTTTTTAATCATTTGTACTGTCCTCCACAGCATCTTGTATTTTTTCAGTAAACCAATCGGAATCTGTAATAATATCAACTTCATGGATAACTAATTGTTTAATGTAATCCTGTATCAAACTAGATACAACCTCATTAGATGTATGTTTATCAAGTTGAAAAATAAATTCTTCATCAACTTGGTTTTTAATTGGATCGCTAGTCATTGGCATAAATCCTCAAATCGTTTGTTTGCTTCTTTTGCTATCTCAGGTAAATAACCTAATTCAGAATCCTGCTCTATTTCTTCTAACTGATCTTGAGTAAGATCATGGGCAACCATATAATCAATCCATGCTTCATCATAAAGTTGCTCTTTAAGAACATAGTTATTAGTGTTACTCATATCCAATCATGCCACGGTGTACTGAAATGCTGTTGCATTTCTAAATCAGTTGGTTCATAGTCATCTTCCAATTCTTCAGCATCCTCTGTATAAGTTGGATCGCCAAACAACCAGTTGATCTCGTTTTCTTCTGCAATATGGTCTATATTGCGTTGATGTTTATGTAAAAAAGAATCCATCATACTTTTTTGTAAATCCTCAATTGGTTCGAATAATTTTGTACAGCTTTAAAATATCTTTCATTATCCTCATCTGTAGTTGTAGGTTTACCCAGCTTAGTATGCAAACTCTGGGCTATATCCCACAGGTTGTCTAACACTATCTGTTTCCTATCCTGTTTCTTATGTGGATCGTTACTTTTCTCAAGCATCCACGTGTATTCTTTCTCAGCCTCTAAATGGTATCTGTAGGCTGTACTCTCTGGAATTTTATAATCCTCAGAGAGTATGTCTACAATATCTTTTCTAGTAAGATATTTTTCGGGCTGGCAGTTTTCATTCTCAGAAAATATTTTAAGAATGAAATCAATAGATTTCTTTTTATCCACTACTCAACATCCTCATCCTGATATTTGTATTCTTTGTTGTAGTGCTTTTTATGATTTTTAAATTGTTCTTCAGATAACGTGCGAAACAAATCAAATATATCTTCTGCATGATCCTGATCTTTATGTTTATCACAGTCAATACCAAGATTATTTTTGAATAGACACCAGTGTCCATTTTCATCATGGAATAATTGATAAACACCAAGTAAACTTAAAGTTGATTTTCTGTTAGCTGTTAATTCATCATAAGCATCAAAAAATTTAGCTTGAATAAATTCTGATTCAGTTCTTTTCATTTTTCCCCTGTAATATTTGGATCGCTTCGTTATGTGACTGAAGAATATCTATTATTTCTCCTATCTGTTTAGCTTTGTCTAATTCCTCTTGTTGACGATTAAGTAAATCCTGTTTACTCATCTTATGTATTTCAATAATCTGCTCAATGACATTTACGAAGTTAGCATCAATCTTTGTTTCTAAAGATTGGATCGTTTCTAGGATTTTATTAAAATCCCTTTCATCAGTGTTGTTCATAATTGGTTGTTAATGGAACCCTTACACTGTAGCACATAAGTAAAGATTTTCAATAAAAAGTCAATTCTCAGTGATAATTCTCAGAATATGGGGTTGACAATAATGTACTACATATATACAGTATATAATGTACGCATATTACACCCAAAAAATGCAATCTTTTGATTTATCACTTCTCAACCAGAGAATCAACGAACTATCACCAAGTTCTAATATGGAACCGTTACGCTTCGGCTACCAGAGACAGTCCAACGAAACTATTATTCCTCATAGTGGATTAGTTGATCCTAACCTTACACATGAAGAAAACTTTGAAAAATTTGGTTTAAACTTTGATCCCTTAGCTGTTGAAATCTTTCACAATATGGGAATAGATGAAGACAACGAACTAGGCATTAATGGATCGTACAGTGCAGACGGTAGGCTACCCAGAGAGCAATCTATTTGTAAGAATTTTAAAGCGATCATAAACTCACGCACTGGCAACCTATTAGGGATAGGTAAGAAAGGCTGGACACCTTTACATAATGATCGGATTAAAGAGATAGGAGAAAAATACGTAAATGCTGGTATTTTAACTTTAGAGTCAGTCACATTACAGAATGGCGGTGCTGACTGTATTATTCAGTATGCAATTAATGGAACTGAAACAGATGTTACAACTGGTGATCCTGTTAAGCGTAGAGTCAGTTTTGTGAACTCATTTTCTCAAAGTACATCCTTCATGTGTAGCTTCTATGACGTGAGGCTTGCTTGCTTTAATCAGATGCAATCAGTACGTAAGGATGGCAGAAATATTATAATCAAGCATACCAGTTCCATTGATAGGTTGGTACGTGCCTTACCAGATCATATTGATTGGGCTAAACGTGACTTTGATGTGACAGTCCAGCAGCTACGTGAACTCAATAAAGTAACAGTTACTCAGGATAACTTAATTGATGTATTCAAGTATGCTTATCAGGATAAGTTGAAAGGTACTGTCACTGAGAAAGATGGAACAGTGAGAGAGAAAAGATACACTGATTTAGATAGAGAATGGTCTGCTGTCAGACAGCAATTCATTAAAGAGACTGATAAGCTAGGCAGTACAGCCTATGCGATTCATCAGGCAATTACTCATCACCAGACACACATAGAGGGTCGAACAAATAATCCACACTCTGTTAATGCTGCAAGAATAAGATTCAATAATCTTATAAATCCTAATGGATCGAACAGCCAGAGAATCAACAGATCATTTGAAAAGTGTCTAGCGTTGACAGTTTAGTCTCAATTAGAGATCTAAATGATACAGTTAAGAAGTAGCACTTTTTAAAATTTACAGGTGTAAATACACCTGACAGTAATTAAGATAATAGGTTAATAACTTATTATCTTTTTTATTGACAAAGTACTACAATAGATCTACACTGTATAGTGTAGTACACCAAACACATTATGACTAAAAAAATTTCTTATAAACAGCAAGAAAGAGAAGTACTTGCTTTATGCGTATTTGGACACGGTGGTTCATCTATTGCGTGGTCTAGTGGTACTGATCCAAATATTATTCATGCAACCAGAGCAGCAAGAAAAGCTAAAAGAGATTATAAATTATATGCGTGGCAAATTATCTCTGTATATATTTTTGATATACATGATTCTGAAAACTGGGCGTTCGATGGTTACAACGTTGTTGATCCTGATGTTGTTGATAAAGAATCAGAATCTTATAAGACTCAACCTTTTAATCAATATAGAGGTTGTAAACCTATGAAATTAATTGAAACTTTAGAGGTTGTATTGTAACCACTGATTAGCCACTGATTAGCCACTGATTAGTCAGTGGTTTTTTTTTTTTTTTTTTTTTTTTTTTTTTTTTTTTTAACAGTCTCAAAATTGTCTCAAGTGAGTCTCAAAATATGCTGAAATTTTCTTGGATTGAGTCTCAAATAATACAGTTAATAATCCTATAAATCTAGTGTGCTACACGTGTGATTCTACCTGAACAAATCAGGGTATTTTTTACTGGCTGAAAAGGCTGTTTAGTACTACAGTCTAGAGTTGAGATAGCGTTGAGATTATCTGCTGTTGTACTACATGAATAAATATGTTATATATATAGATAGTTATTCTTTTACTATGACTATTGCAACAGCATGCCCACCATTAGCAGCAACTCAAACAGATGACGACAACCCCCAAGTCTGTATTCAGTGTTTAGCTGCATACAATGAGGGACATTTACATTTTAAGTGGTTCGATATGGTCACCCTCTGGGAAGATTCTCAAGAAAGAGAGATTGACTTCAAGGAGGCTTTTCAGGAATGTATCAATTATGTATTGTCAGACAGTCCAGCTATGGGTATTGCTGATGAGTACCACTTCCCTGACACTTCCAGACTCTCAGGCAAAATTGCTGATGAGTACATGAACATTGACGATATCGAGGAATACATTGAGGAATTAATGAATTTCAGAGACCAGACCAGCGGAGATCTTCCAGACTATCTCTTCCAGTGGTTCCATGAGAACGACAGTGACGGAGACTATGACAGTTTTAATGAGAGGTTCCGTGGTGAATTTGACAGTGATGAAGATGTAGCTCAGGATTGGTTGGATAATCAGTTTTCAGCAGATGCCCCAGAGCTACGTTTCGAGAATTGCTTCAACCTTCAGGAGATCTTTGATACCGAACTCTGCTGGGAATCTGAGACCATAGATGGAGCTACATATTATTTCTCTGACTACTAAATTTTTCTTCTTACCTCACACCTTACCAGTAAACACACCATGACCAGATCAAACAACCCCAGCCCCCAGAGACCAACCCAGAGCCGCTTCAATATTCGGCTCTCTGCTCTGGTGTTCTTCCTGCTCTCCTATCTTGTGGCCAGTGCCTACACCGCCCAGCCTTATGAAGAGTGCATCAGGGAAGCCACAACAGCCAGACAGCACACTGAATGTGCCATCATCTATCTAGGACGCTAGACAGCCCAGAGCAGCCACCAGACCGCCAACCTTTAGCCCTATCTCCTGAAGCTACAGGGGGTAGGGTTAAAATTTTGTAAATTTTTTTGTGCCAGGTGGGGAACCTGTTGATAAATCAAGGCATAAGTTAATTATGTGCTACATTAATAATATTATACTAAAATACTACAATAGTGTCAACTACTCTTCTTTACCTTCAACCTTAATAGACAGTTGTGGAGTCTTAAGATTAATAGTTTCTTCACTCTCCCCTAGTACTTTACCCAATGAATCTAATATCTGAGCAGCAGTTTGATACTGCCCTCTCTTAACAGCCTTCTGGAAAAGATTTATCCTCATTCCCTGGAGTCGTCCGATCATCTTCTCCCTATCTTTATTCCAGTCCTCATCGTTCCATTTCTTCACCTGCTTCCAATCTTCCCAGGCTGTCCACACTGAAACATTCTCTTTAACAGCATGATCCAACACCAACTGTCTTGTAGTCAGCCCCTCCAACTGCCTCTTATATAATTTCTGCTGCCTCGCCTCTATAACTGCTCGACTATTACGCCTCCCAGAGATACCAAGACCTTCTTTCGTCTTTGGAGCGTTCGGATTTCCTGAGTTTGGATGAAAGTATGCTTGAGCCACGGACTAAAATGATACTATTTACTTGAATAATAACCTTAAATGTAGTACTTAGTCGATAAAAATGGTGTAAATAGTCAAATTTAAGCTATTCTTTACTACATGAGTACCGCTACAACCGAAAATCTAACCCTTAAATGGGCACAGGGGGAGGTGTTCAATGCAAAACAACGATTTAGAGTTCTCGTAGCTGGCAGAAGATTCGGAAAATCCTATCTATCCTGCATAGAACTGGTAAAAGCAGCAATAGATCGCCCCAACGAAACCTACTTCTACTGTGCCCCCACTTACCGCATGGCAAAAGACATTGCCTGGAAAGAACTAAAGAGACTCGTTCCAAGAGAATGGATTCAGGCAAAAAACGAAACCGACCTAAAAATAGAGCTAATTAATGGATCGCTAATCGAACTAAAGGGAACGGAAAACGCAACCACCCTCCGAGGTCGAAGCCTTGCTGGAGTAGTACTTGACGAGGCAGCCTTCATGGATTCCGAAGTATGGTTTGAAGTAATACGACCTGCTCTTGCAGACAAACAGGGATGGGCCCTCTTCATTTCTACACCAGATGGCACAGCCTCCTGGTTCTATGATCTATGGTGTTACGTTCCACAGGATGAAACAGGTGACTGGAAAAGATGGAGCTTCACAACAATTGAAGGGGGCAACGTAGCAAAGGAGGAAGTAGAAGCAGCAAAGGCCCAACTGGACAGCAGAACATTCAAGCAGGAATTTGAAGCCAGTTTTGAGAATCTTACTGGTCTCGTTGCAGTCTCATTTTCAGACTCCAACATTTCTGAAGAGGCAAACGATATGCAGTTCCTTCCCCTCCTTTTGGGAGTCGATTTTAACGTAGATCCACTCTGCGGAATCTGTGCAGTCCGCCACCAGCAATACCTATACGTTTTTGATGAAATAATTCTCACAGGTGGAGCAACAACCTGGGATTTCACCGAAGAAGTAATGAACCGCTATGGCGTGGACAGACGAATAATTGCTTGTCCAGACCCCACAGGTGCAGCCCGAAAAACATCAGGAGTCGGCTCAACCGACCACAACATCCTCCGCAGAAGCGGCTTCACTGTTTCATCACCTAAAGCACCCTGGAAAATACGTGACAAGATAACCTGTATAAACACAGCTTTATTCGATGCAGCCGAAGAAAGACGCACCATAATACATCCAAGATGTAAAGAATTAATAAAAGCACTCAGAACACTCACCTATGCCCCCAACACAGGACTGCCTAACAAGAATTTAGGGGTGGATCACGCTTTTGATGCTTTCGGCTACTTATGTTTACAACAGTTTAATCTTGTCAAACCAGAGACACTGGGCCAAACTTCGTTTAGAATATACTAAGAGATTCTTTTTATTATGGGCTATGGTTATGGTGGATCAATGAAGTCCACAACAAAGAAAAAGAAAAAGAAGAAGAAAACTAAGAAAAAATGAGAAAGTTCAGACGGGTAAGACGAGATAAAAAGACAAATGTACCGAGCAAATACCTTGCGGGTGCAAAAAATAAGTCTGCAAAGGCAAAAGAAATTAAAGAAACAGCCGAAAAGTACAAAAAAGGTCAATATATCGACATAAAAGCCATCAACAAATCACGAACAGCCCAAAATGACGACAAAAAGAAAACCACTAAGCGAAAAAACAAAACAAACACTAAGAGAAAAAGCAGATAAAAGCCGTTTCACCTACGGCCAACTGTCTCAGGTGTATCGCAGAGGACAGGGAGCATACCTATCATCTGGTTCACGCAACGTACCAATGGCAGCATGGGCTATGGGCAGAGTAAATAGTTTCATTTCAGGTAGGGGAGGTGCCAGAAAAGCTGATGCTGATATACTTAGGAAGAAGAAAACCAAGAAAAAATGACTGAAATCACCGATGAAATGCTTGACGCTATCGAAGCAGTTAAAGGCAAGCGTAATCCTGCCCTCTGGGATCCCAGATGTGAACAATATATGCGAAATAGCAAGAAAGATACTGTAAAAAAGTCAACAACAAGTTAAACTAATCTTAAATACTCTTTTTTCTTAGGACAATGGCATTTTTTCGTGGCGAAGAAGGTTCTGTAAAGTTCAAAAACTCTTCTGGAACAACTGAAGCAATAGTCTCTACAACAAGTTGGTCACTTGATGTTTCCAAAGACACATTGGACGTAACTGCTCACGGAGCAACATCAAGAGCCTTTGTAGGTGGTCTTATATCAGGCACAGGTTCTATAGACTTCTTATACACAGCAGCCAGTAGTAACGAAACTGCAAACCTACTCGCTGACGTTCTAACCACAGAAGATGCTGGTGATGCACAATTTGAACTATTTTTAGACACGACTGGTGCTAAAAAAGTAAGTTTTACTGGAATTGTAACAGGAACAACACTAACTGCTGCAACAGGTGATCTTGAAACAGTAAGTGTAAGTTTCCAGACTAATGGTGCCATCACCAACGCTGCGTAATGCCTAAAGGCTCTTACTCACCTAAGCAACGTAAACTCGCTGCGGTTGCTCCACCGAGAGATAAGATCACGGCTGCTGATCTTAAAAAACTCAACGCCAAAAAGAAAAAGAGGAAAAAGAAATGAAACTAACTACTCGTCAAAAGAACAAACTCAAAGAACATTCAGAGCACCATAGTGATAAGCACATGGAGTTTATGAAAAGACGTATGAGAGCAGGTGATACTTTTACTCAAGCCCATAAAAAGGCACAGGCTAAAGTAGGAAAGTGAAGAAAAAAGACCCCAGATTAACTAAAAACAGACTTGAGGGATTCAACAAACCCAAAAGAACACCTGGGCATCCCACAAAAAGTCATGTTGTTTTAGCTAAAAAGGGAGATGAAGTAAAATTAATACGATTCGGACAACAGGGAGTAAGAGGAGCAGGTAAAAATCCAAAGACTGAACGTGATAAAGCAAGAAGAAAATCTTATTATGCAAGACATAATGCTCAAGATCCTAACCCAGGATTCTTCACTGCTAGATATTGGTCACACCGCACCAAATGGTAACTTATGACTTACGCAATTCCAGGACCACTTAGAACAACAATCACAT